TGTGATTTTGCAACTCTCGCAGTATTTGCACTATATGAACGCAATGCCTCGTCTGCAATACCTTTAAATGTTCCGTGAAATATTGCACCAGAGGCCTCGGCAGTTGCACCCTCATTACCTTGATAGACATTACCTGTGAAGTCAACCTTCTTACCACCGATTGCACCCTTCTGTCCCAAAACAGATACAAACTTCGCACCCGATATATTCGTATTCTTAGAACTGGCCGCAAAGGATTCCTTCGCAGATATAAATGTGTCAACATCAGAAACAATATTGATATTACCCTCAACGAGAGTATCTTGGTCTCCATCAACAAAAACATTATGGTCAGACAGCATAATACTCGTGTGTGTCTCCAATGTCTTGTCAGTTTTTGTTCCTTTGGTAATATATTGAGAGTTTTCAGTTACAACAGTTTTGTGATTTTGTTGTATCTCTTCGACTTTGTTTCCCCCAACATTGACATTATAGTTACCACCGACATCCACATTAAAGTCTCCACTCACTTTGAGATTGAGATTACCATGATAGATTAGGTCACCATGACCCTCAACGATAACTCTTTGATGACCACCTGTGACTTCAACTTTATTGTTGGTCGCAGATATGATGACCGAACCATCGGCTCTCATCTCAACCCCTGCACCCTTACGATGTTTGATGAGTATTCTCTCTGCGCCTGGCGTATCGTCATATTCAACGACATGACCACTCTCGGTTTCGTTTACTTGATTGAATGGATACTCAGATGCTCGTTGCTCAACAACACCTAACGAGACTCCAAAGTCACCACCACTTGTTGATAGTTGATTTATCTTCGTTCCCAAGGCTGCTTTGTTTATTGAGAATCCATAATTATATTCTCGTTTCGGAAGGTCACCCGAAGCATTCTGCATACCATCAGCAGGAACACCAACAGTCAACTCAACGCCTTCGCCGAGTTCCTGTATTCTAAGTAAGTGATTGTCTTTTTTAGTTGTCATTAGATATCATCCAAGCTTATATCTTCATCAAGGTCGGCATATATTTGTGTTTGTGATGGGTCATTACCCTCTGGATAATTTATTTGAAAAATCCAATCCTGTTCTTGTTCACTCCATTCATAATCTCTTTCAACGCCATCATCATCTGTTTGTGGGAAACCTTCGGGTTTAGGTGGTCTTTCAAATAGATTATTCTCAAGTTCTTCTTCAATTCCTTTTGGAACTGTTTGCTCCTCAACAGTTTCTTCCAACTCTTGAATCTCTTCTTCATCAAGATTTACACCATCTACTCCGACTAAACTTACTGTAGCAGGAGCAACCAAATCAGATGTTGGTAACTTAGACGTGATACCACCCTTACTTAGTGGGAATGTAAAGTAATCTCTTACCGCAATACCTTGAGGTGTGAGTGGAGGCGTTGTAAAGGTATCTCTTGTTTTATTTGCTTTTCTAAACAAAGAGAATATATAATCCGAAACATCAAAGAATGGGTCATCCTCTTCTATGTCAATGTCATTGTGTCCGAATACTTGACCGCCAGGATATGTATCATAGAAAGAACGAAGAAACTTTTCAAGTGTCGTGTATTGTTCTCGTGTAAAGTTTCTTGATGAAGTTGCTAATTCTAGTGTTTCATCGGTTGCGGCAGTATTTAAACCACCGACCAGAACAACTCCGATAGAGAACTGATTGTGATTGTTTATTGGTGCATGGTCTCCGACTTTACTTACTGGACGACCTCTTTGAAGTCTTCCATCTCTTCGTATTACATAATGATATCCAATACCATCATGTCCTAACTTGTTATGAAAATTATTGATTTCAATTGCACCATAGTTTGCATTTGTAAATGATTCTGTTGCGTGTATTACAACCTCAGATATATCACGAGTGATATTAGAGAACTCGGCTCGTAGTTCCTCAACAGATGAAATAAATGAGAATATATCGTCTGAACTAGTTCTACCTGACCACTGATTAGAGTTTGTGGGTTCAGCATCAGTAAAAAGACTCGCAGGAACTACAAGAGTTCCACCAATCGTGGTATCAAGTTTAGATAGTTGTTCGGATGATTTATCAATCTCATCAACTGTTGCAGATATTTCATCAGGGGGAATACCCTGTTCTTCAGCAACTCTTTGAACATTTGTTGATAGTTCAAGTTCGTTGTTTGCAGGCGTATCTGCCACGACAGTTGCCATTCGAGGTGTTATATTCTTAGACTTAGACGTAACTGTTCGAACTGCTTTGACTTTTTCTTCGGGTTTACCAGAGTTCATCTGTTGAATAATATTCTTTCTTTCATCTGGAGTTGTCTCAACTCCATTTGGAAGAGAGTTCGAAATAAATGACTCAGCAGAACCACCAATAGTTTCACCTAGATTTTGAAGAAATCCATCAGCACCCTTGTCCACACTTGAAAGAACATTACTCGTAAAACTACTAATTTTATTACCTAAAGATTTTACTCCACTTGTGATATTACCAAATCCACCATTTGATTTTTCAACAGCATCAAGATTAGCAAATTTACCTAACTGATTCTTTGCTGGCAACTCAGGTATGTTCATACCAGAGATACCTGTGCCATCAGATACTTTACTCTTGATATCACCTATCTTACCTGAGAGATTACTCACAGGTGTTATTTCTTTTATTGTGTCTTTGATATTTCCGAAATCTAAACTTGGAACATTCGCATTGATTGTAGTCAGTTCTCCTGCATCAGCAATCGTTGATGTAAAAGAAGTGATGTCACTAATCGTGGCATTTGCTTTACTCTTTGCGACCTCTGTTGATTTTGCAATACCAGAAGGGCCATTCGCACCTATCACCTTTACGGCTGACCCAGCGGATGCATCGGTCAATCCAGTGATAGATGCAATACCACTCGTATTCGGTGCTTTAAGACCTGAGATGTTAGGCATATTGTCTGTGATTTTTGCAAGACCAGTATTCTTCAAAACTTCATTGGGACTAATTTTCTCTACACCTATGGCCTGAACACCACCTAACACCTCACCATTTTTACCACCAAGTTTAGTCGCAGTCTTTGCAAATCTTTCCTCTCCTGTTCGTATCACGTCATCTTTAAAAGATGCGCTACCAGTTGCGAAGGGTGTCTCGATACGATTCTTGATTGACTCACCACCTATGTTTGAACTTGCGACCTGAACTCTTTTGGAAATTTTACCTTCCAAAGACTTTTGTCTTTTCAAACCACTATTGATATCTTCTCTACTAATCGCCATCTATACTCTCTCACTTAATCTTCGAGCAAAGTTTTCTGTTTTCTTAAAAAAGTTCTCGTCTTTTACAGGTCTTTTCTTGAGATAAAAACGAGAGAACACTCTACATGCTCCATTCTCACCAAACAGGTTTTGAGTCTGTAGTAACTGAATGTTTGCATTTCTTTCTCTTCCTCTCAACTCAAAGATTACAAAATTTATTTGAGTTGTAAAATTGTTGAAATCATTTGAAAAGGCTTGAAGGTCTGCAAATCTTTTTCTTGAGAAGTTCGCAAGACCTCTAGACTGAACACTACGACCTGTTCTTAGATTAGAGGATGCATCCAATGATGCGGTAATTGCAAGTGCTTGATTCAACGTATATCCAACATTCAGAAAGGTTTGAACTGCAATTCTCTGTCTATTTGCTTTTATAGTTCCTCCAACAACACCTGTATTACTGTCATCTACATCTAACGATGTAGGTGTGACAGCACTCACAACTTTACCAAAGAAAGACTCAGGTTGTTCATTTCCAATATCTTCTTCTGGTTGACCAAGTTGTATTTGAGTAGGTAGTTCGATATGAGGTATCGACCCAAACACAATCGGAGTTTGAGAATGAATACCATCCATGAAGAATCCGAACACGAGTGCGTTTCTTTGTAACTTAGGCATCTTACCAATACCTGACACACCACCCTCGGTTGTTGGTATGATACACTGAGCCCACGGCAAATCATCTTCGGGTATATCGTGATTTGATGAACTGTGAAGTCCATGAATACGAATCTTGACCCGACCCTCATATCCTGTTCTTGGAACTGTCTCTACCACAGTCGCAATGAACCATCGATTGTTGTCACCATAGTATTCTGATATCAGAGGCTTCACGGCAGTTTCTCCAATTTGCAGACATTCATTGCAACAACATGATTTGTTCCAGAGAATGTGTGACGAGTATCATATATAATGTGATTTCCTGAGAATCTCTTGTCTAGTAGTTCGTCTTTACCTGACCCATTCTGAATATCCGTATTATCATTTACGATTTCAAGGTTTACAATATCACCCACAGATGCTTTACTTACAATGAATCCTGCTCCATCAACCACGACATTCAACATGTTTTTATATAGATGAAACTTCAGTGAACGACTTTCAATCTTCTTTCGAAACTTGTTTTCATTAAATTCATCATGATAACTCTTTCGTGTTCCATATGTCCCACTTGATGTTACAGTGTGATACCTTCGTGACTCAAGCAAATCAATCTGTGTATCACCGACAACAAAGTCTCCGTCAAACACATTTTGATTTTTTCCTATTATACCATCTTTTTGTAATCTGTCAAGTGTTTTTCGAATACTATATGGTTGAGAAAAGATTTGACCTGTGTTTAAATTTGTGTTAGAGTATGACGCACTCACATTACCACTCTCTACTAATTGAAGTGAGTTTGCAAGTTTTGCAAGTTTGAGAGCCTTGATGCTGAAGGTCTTTTCTAATTCAGTTTGACTCTCCGCAACTGAAACATTTGATGGATTGAATGTGTAGGGTAGTTTGGTGTTAAATGCTTTTTGTGATAACATGATATCAAGATTACCAAGTCTAATATTGTTATCGTGCATTGAAGCATAACAAAAGAATGGTGAACCTGTTTCGGTTGTTGCTCTTTCAGTAAACCATTTCACGGCTTCAAGTGGTTGCATATTTGGTATGACACCTTTGATGTTGGTTTGAACAGGTCTTCTCTGTTGACCCTCTCCATCAAGTATATAAGATAAGTCAATATCTTTCTTTAGTTCTCTACCCAAAATCTTTTGAATAATAGTTTGAAGATTTCCTTTGAAGGATTTACTAATCTTTTTTGCTCTGCTGTGATATGCATGTTCATCAAGTAGAGTAAAGACATACAAACTTGATTTCGCATTCTCGTTTGCCTTTTGTTGTCTTTCGATACCTGTCATGATAAATGTTCTTTCAAAGACAGGTTCTAGATTTTCATCGGCTGATTCTAATACTATTCTTATTCTCTCTGTTCCCTGAAAACTCATCTTGTCAAAGATTGCTTTGTCATCAAGAATAGTCACAGTTCCAGTAAGATATGCTTTATCTAAGGACTCATAGATATTGAGTTCTGCTACACTCGTTCGAACATCTAAAGACCTAGCATCGAAACCACCAATTCTATCAGAAGTAATTAGGGCCTCAGCATATTTGAACTGTTGAGATTTGGTTGCACCTGTCATTAGAATCTCTGTTGGTGAAGTTTATTAAACTCTGACGCAACCTGAGTCACGACCCCCGGCCGAAGAACTATGATTTCTTTGAGTTCCTCATTTCGTGTTTCAAGTCTATCTCTAAATGTTATAGGTGTGAGTGTTGCGCCAGGATTATTAAAATCAAAAAGAGTTAGGTCTTGATACACAGCATTAGAATCTTCGTAGTGATGTATCGCATTGAATTGTAAAGTATCGGCAACAACCACTACACTTTGGAAGTTATTATCAGTATCACGATACTGAACACTTTCTCCAACAGTAAAACTATCTGTTGTTTCAATAATAATTTGACCAAAGTCAGGTCTCTTTGCAATCACCGCACCACTTGTGTTACTTTGTTGTCCTGTCACCACTTGTCCAATTGGAAACAAATTTGCAAAGTTTGTATTAGTCACAATTGTGCGATGTGGATATTTAGATTTCGCAATGTCTAATAATTCAAAATCAGGAAGTGGCCAACCAGATAAACGAATGTGGTCATTCAAGATATAAAATGTCCAATAGAAGTCTGTCGTTCCATACAATTTATATGAGAGTGTGTCAGGTCTCTCTCCTGAAACAATCGTATATTTGTTGTAAAGTGATACATTGTCTTTGAGTTGGTCAAGAATATCTGTATATGCTGTGAGATTATTGAATAGAACAGGACTTTCATTGTCTCCAAATCTATATCTAACATTCTCGAAATTTCGAAAATATTTTGTAGTCATTAGAATCCTTCTCCAATATCTTTTTTACTTAGAGTTCGTGTCTCTTGGAAACCAATCGTCATTTCAACTTCACTGAAGTTACCATCAGAGTGAAATGCTTGAGACGTGTTATTATAGTTGACATCGACATTTCTTAGATAACAAGGTTTGATTCGATGTGCGATTTCTTGTCCATCATACTCAACTTCGATTCTGAACTTATTAGGAAACTTATAACCAATAGATATTTTTGCACCACCAACTTCTGTTGTAATGTCTTCAGGATAAAGTTCTGACCTAAAGAAAGTGATGATTTCTTTTACTTCCTCGGCTTCACGAGCAGATGTGCATATAAACTTGAATGTAAAACTGAACTCACGCATGTTTACTGATTTGAAGAGAACACGAGTATTGGGATTACTGGTAACTCTTGCGGCAACCTTGACCGCCCCTGCTATCTCATCAGGAAGAGCAGCCGCAAGTTTTACAACACCAAGTGTTGCAACATCGGCTGCGCCTGAACCAGTAAGACCCTTTGCAAAAGTTCCAAGACCACCTTCAATCAAACCTTTGATTGCACCTGAACCACCTTTGAGTGCAGCCTCTGCACCTGCACCTGCACCACCGATATCCATATTTTCATAGTTGACACCATCACGATATTGTAATCCGATTGGAATATACATCTCACATACCTTATCGGTTTCAATCAAAGGTGATTGTCCTGTTATTGGAATGTTACTCAAACCCTCAAATGCATCTTTCTCTATTCTACCTTCTTCGGCTGTTTGCTCTGCAGCCTTCTCACCAATACCAACAAACGTGTCTGTCAGATTTGAAAGGTCTGTCGCTGGGTCTTCAAGAACTGTAAAAACTAATCTACCTTTGTAGTCATCAGGATTATTAAGAGGATACTCAAGAACTTTTCTTTTCTTTGCCTCTACTGCACCTTGGGGTAATCTCTCTGGTTCTGCCATTTCTTTTCCTAATAAATAGAAGTGTTTTCTCTATTTATAGTGATTTGATGGCATATTCTGGAAGATATAAAGTAAAAAATCCCTCTAAGTATAAAGGTGACCATACAAACGTCATATATCGTTCTCTATGGGAGAAGTATGCATTCAAGTGGTGTGATGATAACTCAAATGTAGTTGAGTGGTCTTCTGAGGAAGTTATTATACCATATCTATATGAAGTTGACAAGAGATATCATCGATACTTCATGGATTTAAAAATTAAAACAAAAGATGGTAAGACATTTCTCGTTGAGATAAAACCAGACGGTCAGACAAAACCTCCGACAGGCCAGAGACGAACCAAACGATATATTAGTGAGGGAATGACTTTCGTAAAGAATATGAACAAATGGGAAGCCGCAAAGGAGTATGCACTTGACAGAGGATGGCATTTTGTGATATGGACAGAAAAGACCGAACCTTTGAAGTCTCTTATTCCTAAATCAAGCAAACCACTCAAACCATATTCAAGGAAAAAGAAATGAATAATTTCGATATTTGGATGATACGAGTAAAGGGTAACGAGGTCAGTGAAACATATGCTGAGATTTGTTCTAAGACATGGACAGATGCAGGGTTTGAAATTATTATATTTGATGCTATCACACCTGACGAAGTTCAATACTATCCACATATCAAGTGGGGGGAAAAACCAAACGAGGTTGAGAAGGCATGTTTTCTAAGTCATTATCTTTTATGGAGAGGTTGTGCAGATAAAAATCGTCCCATTCTTATTCTTGAACATGATGCATATCTCAAGAAACCTGAATATATCACACACAATCCTTATGTTGATATCACATACTTCGGTCAGCATTGTATGGAAGCAGTTATGTTTAATCCATCATATGCAAGATTTCTCTGTGATGTTGTAGAAAATAATCCTATAAATGGAGGGCCTTTTTCGTTATGTGAACATTTCATCGGTTTGAATTTTCGTAGTGACAAGAGAATACGAAATATGTCTAGATATGCACGCCCTTGTCTTCGTTATCTTGGCCCTGAAGCACCTGTCAGACATGCAATTATTCCTCGATTTGGTAGTATGATTGAACATAAGAAAAAGGGAAATATGCAAACATCTGATAGATTAGCATATGAACCAGAACTATTTGAAATTATTGATGCTTAAACTATATAAATAGACACATGAGTAACTTATTTCAAAGATTACAGATACAGGCATTTCGTGCAGGAATAAATCCACGCACCAAAGAGAGTCGTGAGTGGTTTCGTAATAAAGCAAGAAATCTGAGGTCAATCAATCGTCAAGAGTTGATGAAAGAAGAACCATTAAAAAGACGAGCGCAACTCAAAAGAGGTAGGGACACAATTGGAACAATGCAGATGTTCTTCTATGACCCGAAGACCAAAGACACATTACCATACTATGATAAGTTTCCTTTGATTATTGTGGTTGGGCCAGCAGAAGGTGGATTCTATGGATTGAATCTACACTATCTACCACCTGTTCTTCGTGCGAAGTTTCTTGACTCCTTGATGGACTTGCAATCCAGTAAGACAAGTGAAAACGCAAGATTTATAATCACATATCGTAAATTAAAAAGTATTGCGAAACTCAGATTTTTCAAACCATGTTTCAAACACTATCTCAATGCACATGTCAAGAGTAAGTTTAGTGAAGTCCCTGCACCTGAATGGGAGATTGCGACATTTCTTCCAACCGCACAATTCCGTAAGAGAAACTCTGCAAAGGTATTCTCAGACTCAAGAGAAATGATAAGAGACCGATAATGGCATTTAGAATTGACGACTTCAAATCAGAAATATCAAAAGCAGGCGGTATGGCAATGGGCAATCTGTTCCGTGTCATATTACCACCACTTCGTGATGACTCACGAGCAATGAACCTTTTGTGTAAGGCAGCGAGTCTCCCTGGCCGTCAGTTGACATCAACAGAGTATCAGAAAGGCATATATACATCCAAAATTGCATATGGTTATCTTGTTGATGATGTCACTTTGACTTTTCATCTGTTGAATGATTATAAAGTCAAGACTTATTTTGAACAGTGGCAGAAACTCGCAGTGAATGATGATACAGGAGAGATTGGATATTACAATGATTACACTCATCCAGTTCTCATTCAACAACTTAAAAAGGGTGTGTCCTTTCCTGTCAAAAAGAAAAAGATTTTTGACGCAGGAAAGATACCCTCATCTATTCGTGGTAGATTACCAAGACTTGGCCCTCTTGATTTTGCACAGGGCGAATTTGATTTGAATGCACTAACACCTGACCAAGTTGTTTATACTTGTGTGTTAGAGAAAGCATATCCTACAACAGTAAATGCTGTTGAGTTAAGTGATGAAGCACAACTACTTGAATTGTCCGTATCCTTGTCATATAAAAACTGGAAGGGACAAGCAACTTCAGCAGGGACTAATTTTATTGAAGGTCTCGCTGGTGAAATGATTAGAAAATTCCTATAGGAGAATATTATGGGTATATTACCTAAACTGAATGATACACCGAACTACACCATGACAGTTCCGTCTACAGGTGAAAATATTGGTTATCGACCATATCTGGTCAAAGAAGAAAAAGTCATGTTGATGGCAAATGAGACAGGTGACCAGAAACAAGTTATGGAAGCAATGGCGAATACCATTCGTGCTTGTTGTGATGAAAAGGTTGATGTTCCAACACTGACCACATTTGATGTTGAATACATGTTCACTCAGATTCGTGCAAAGTCTGTTGGTGAAACTGCTGAAGTGGACGCAAAGTGTCAAGCAATTGATTGTGAGCATCAAACAGGTGTTACAATCAATCTTACCGAAGCCGAAGTTGACATGAGTAAAGTGCCAGAAAGTAATATAGTTGAACTAACTGATACTATCTCTATGGAAGTTAGGTATCCAACTTACAAAAGTGTTTATGAAAACATATCAGAAGCGATTGATGATAAACAAGTTGATTTTGCTTTCACGATGATGGAGAGTTGTTTAGTTGCTGTTATCACAGAAGATGAAAGAATATTGATGGGTGAGGCAACTCCAAAAGAGAGAAAAGAATTTATTGATTCCATGACGAATCAACAATTCGAAAGTCTTAGTTCACATCTTAACAATATGCCCTCACTCGGTTTGAATATCACATGGGAATGTGAATCTTGTGGTCATAAGAATGAACATAAATTGGAGGGACTTCAAGATTTTTTTTCATAGGCCTCTCACATACAAGTCTTGAGGCGTATTATAAAATAAACTTTTCGTTGATGCAACATCATAAGTATTCGTTGACCGAAATTGATACTATGATACCTTGGGAGAGACAAATATATATTGCACTTCTAGAGCAATGGATAGAAGAAGAGAATCAAAGAATCAAAGAGCAAGAAAAGAAATATGGCTGATTTAAAAAAAGTAGTGCAAGAACTCAAAGAAAGTGGTAAACGGGCTGAAGAGTATCAACAGTCTATTGAAGGCTTTTTCATTGGTGAACAGGCCGCCCAAGAACGTAATGAAGCAAGGATGAACAAGGTTGCCAAAGCAGAGGCAGATAGATTTAAATTTTTTAAAGCAGTAGATGCTCAGACTGTAAAAGCGTTTGAGAACTTGGGAAGTTTTGCTCAGAGACAATACGATGCTACACTTGCTCAAGTTGAACTAATTGAAAAACAAAGAGCAGATGCCAAGGCAGATAAACTAAAAAACCTTGAGGCCTTGAGAGAGGCAAAAATAGGAGATAAAGCAGATGCCGCAAAGAAAGTAGTTGGAGACGATATAAAAGAACCTACTTTTCTTAATAAGATATTCAAACTTGCTTTAGGTATCTTCGGTGCGGCAGTATTCATAAAACTTATTCAAAACCTTGACAAAGTAAAAGCTTTTGCAAATGATAAACTTGTTCCTGCTTTAATATCTACATTTAATTTTTTAAAAGATATCTTAACTCCTTTATTTGAATTTATTTCAGATAATTTTTCAGGAGTCGTAACAGGTGTGGTAGTTGCCGCAGGGGCTGTGATTGGTGCTAAGATATTCATTAAACTTGCAAACCTTTTCAAGAAAATTAGATTTGCTTTATTATTGGTGCAATCAGGAGTGATTAGTCTAGTAGCAAATCTAATAGCCACTGGTAAGGCTCTTGGTGGTAAAATTCTTAAAGTTATGAAATTAGTAGTCTCAGCCGCCAATGGACTTCGAATATTCATGTTTACATCATTCTTACCAGCCATAGGTGGGTTTATTTCGGGTCTGATAGCAAGTTTTGCGGCTGTTCTTGTTCCACTTATTCCTCTTGTTGCGATTGCCTTGGGTATTGGGGCAGTTGTTGCTGGTATAGGTTTTGCTCTCACCAAACTCCGTGACGCACTTGGATTTGAATCTGTCTTTGATGTTCTTATGTTAGGTGTCATGCATCTCAAAGATGCGTTTGCACATATCGTTAATGGAGTAGGCAAAGTCGTAAATTTTGTTCTTGGTGTTGTAGAAACACTTGGAAACTATATTCCTGGCGTTCCAAAGTTTGAACTACCTAGAATTGACGAGATGGCTACTGACTCTGCTGACCGATTCAGAGCAGAAAAAACAGGACAACCAATGGAAGGAGAGGGGTTACGGAAAGCACCAGAAGGTCTATCAGTTCGGGCGCAAATGGCGGAAGAACGTAAAGCAGAACTACGAGCAAGAGCAGCGGCAGGAGACCCTAATGTAGTGGTTACACGAGGTGGAATGCTTGATGATGCACAAGCAGATGCCTTATCAAGTGGAAAGATGACTATGGGTGAAGTTCTTGCAATACAACAAAAACAACGACAAGACTTAGCATCACCTCAACCAGCCGGTGAAGCAAGTGTTGCGAATGCTGTTGTCAATGCACCAGTATCGACAACTAATGTCAATAACGCAACGACAGTGATGGACGCAGAGCCCGCAATCGATGGACTTGATAGATTTGCTATGGGTAGTGCATTCTAAAAAAAAGAGGGGCTAACCATGGCCCCTCACGAGTCTATTAAGCGACCAACCTGTTGTTAAAAGAAATTTTCAATAGTCTTTATTTTTTCATCCGCAGATGCAATCTTTTCAATCTCACCTTCGATAGCCCCGATAATATCAGGATGCTCTCCAATACCTACAGATTGTTTTAGATATACATCTACATTTGCTCTGGCGACTGCTATGTCACCTTCAAGTTTTTTTACAAGTGCGTCTAGTAACATACTATTCCTCGTTTGCTAGTTTTGCAAAATATGATAGTGTATCCTCGTCATCATCAGCAGTTACACTAATCTCTGGTTCTGGTGCATTTTTGATTACTTCTGGTTCAACTGTTTTGTAACCAATCGTCTCTGCGGTTTGTGTCAGAGAGTCATTTTTGACTGTTGCACCCTCACCTGTTGCTTCACCAAGAACTACATCAAGACGAGACTTTAACTCATCATATGTCTTGAATGTCTTCGGGTCAACAAACTCTGAGGTATCATATAAACTATTATATGTTGCTTCGAGTTTTGTTTCATCTGCATCAAAGAGTGCAGATTGTGGTTTAAATTCTGATTTATCGTAGTTGCGATATCCTGCAACATTTCGAATCTTCAGTTGGAAGTTTGCACCTGTCCAGAAATCATATGGATTGAGTGGTGTTTCGCCAGGAAATTCTGGTTGCATTTTATCCATGACTTTATCAAAGATTTTCTTACCAAAGTCATAGAGGAATACTTTACCCTCATTGATAGGATTGGCAGGGTCACTTACGACAAGAATGTTTGACACATAATGTAAACGTCTTTTCTGCGCCCTAGCAATATCTTTATCAGACTCGATACCAGAGTTCCAAAGACGTGAGTTATATTCACTCACAGGGTCTTTGTCATTGAGTGTTGTGAGAGACTTCTCAACATACCACTGACCAGTTTTACCTTTGAAGAAGTGGTCAAAGTAACGAACCCAAGGGAGTTCTTGACCTTCTGCGGCTGGTAGGAAACGAATCTCCGCATAACCATTACCTGCATCATCTACTGAAGGTTTCCAGAAACGAGTATCTTCATACTTGTTTTCTGTTTTCTTAACACCTGACATTTCTGCGGCGGCACTAGCAAGTTTGGACACATCTGTCCGATTGTTTTTCAAATTTGAAAATGACATATATTTTTCTCCGTATATTTGTGTATTGTATAATGTTTGTATTATATCATAACGAGTTTGTTTTGTCAAGGAAATTTAAATCCATCGCTTCAACTTCAATCTTTTGTTTGACTGCTGTATCGATGTATTTTTTAACATCCTCGAACTCTATGTTGTTGTCCTCACATAAATGGACAACCGCATCGATATAGGTCAATCGTTTTTCTTTAACGACATCCTCTATCATTCTTGTAAATCTTTTCTTTGAAAGAAAGACAGTTTTACTCTCGGCACTGTCTACACCGCCTTCAACAAAATCTAACTTCATACTGATTCACTAGCCGTAACAGTAGTATAATCAACGATTACAAGGTCAGAATTGTCAGAATCCCATAAGGGAATATTAGGTGTAGGAACTGAATATTTGGTATCATTTTTACTGATGACTCCAAAACCAGAAACAGCGTTTTCAAAAGCAGTTGCTTTATCACTATCAGAAGCAACACTATTCACTATTGTTGTAAGAGTATTTGTTACACCATTGTGTGTTATTTGTTGTGGTGTATTTTGATTTAAGTATTGGATATAATCCTCAATACTCTTATTGGTATATGAATTAAAATAACTCATCAATCCCATTCCTTTTTGGTTGCACGATAAACATCACCGTAATTTTCTTCAATAAAATTTTCTGTGTCACCCCAATATAGAATGTCACGATTATCATAATCACCTTCGAATAAATCTTCGGCAACTTTCTTACGATTATTTATACGTCTGCGATTGTTGTAATTTCGTTTCACAGTTTTCATTCTCCTATTTCTCATAACAATATCTCCTCAATAAAATTTGTATTCTCAATTCTTTCTTTTGCGATACCAAAGTAAGTATCGTCTAGTTCAATACCTATAAAATCTCTACCTAGAGACTTACAGGCAACACCAGTAGTACCAGTTCCCATGAATGGGTCAAGCACTAAACCATCATCTAACGCCTCTAAACAGTTTAACGCAATCTGTTCAGGCATAACCGCAATGTGGCCAGTGTCCTTTCTTCTACTAGTCGGCACACAATCCCAGACATCACTGAGACGTTTTTGATTATTAATTTGAGTCTTACTGTCTTTTGTCAACCAGTATACTCTTTCACTGAAAGGAAAGAATCTCATCTTATCACAGTTAGCACTCTTCTTCATATTCCAAGTGATTTCTTGTTTCAATATAAAGTCACTTTTGAATATCCACTCCAATGGATGTATCGCAACACCATTAAGTATTCTGACCTTGTGATTGTAGAAGAGACTACCAGTCGGTGAAAGTATTCCAAAACATTTGTCAAGAAACTCAATCTGCCATTTCTGATAATCTTCCTCACTCATATTGTTATTAGAGTAAGTGCCATGTTTAGTGGTGTTACTACGCATATTTCCAATATTATATGGAGGGCTGGTAACAATGGCATCAACCACGACACCTGACTGTATCAGGTCATCCATAACATCAATACAGTCGCCTTGAATGAGTCTCATATCATAATCCTACTATCAGCAATACCAGTTAGAAACCAACTCGGAACATCACGATTTGTCCACTTTGCAAAACTTACCTTTTCATTGATGTAGTAGTTGCGATACGCATCTACAGGGTCTTCTCTTTTACAATACTCTGGCATTGCTTGTGCAAATTTAGTCAAATCTTTATTCGGAGCATTTTTTGGAATGTTCAATAGTGTCGAAGATAATCTAGTATCAGTTGCATGAAACTTTTTATATCGGTGTGTATATTCCTTACATGAGGAAAAATAGTGTTGATATAACCAAAAGTAATTTTCTCGTGATTCACGCACCCAAATATTTGATGGGTGATTGACATGAGACGCTTTGTAGAGTTGATTATCAAGTATCGGATGTCGCCATCGTTTAATCTTACGACCATTTGCGGTCTTGTCATAATATTCCTCACCATCAAGAACACGATGTGCGGTTGATAGTAATTGTGCATACTCGACAATCATCTTGACAACGTGTTTATCACACATCATTTCTGCAGCCTTGCGAGGGTCATTGTCTAAATGGAAGATATTCATTATAAACTCTCAATTTGTGTGAGAATGTCAGCGACACCTTGAAAAGTAAGATATCCCACAACATCATCAG